ATTACTTTTTGTCCTTCTTTTTCTTCTCGGGTTCTTCTATCTTTTGATTCCTTTGTAAAAAATCCAATAGTTGACTTCTGTATTGAGAGTCATCTCCTTCGTGTTGATCCATTATATTTTCAACACCTGCATTAGCAATCATCTTTTGTTTTACTAATGTTTGTTTCTTTTCTTTTTGTATTCGTCTTATAAATGCATAATATATAATCTGTGTAAAATATGCAAATGGATTTTTACTCTTTTCTGGATTAAAATTATTCATATACTGCAAACAGTTTTCTATACCATCCGAAATCATATCGTCTCGGTAAGTATAGTTAATAAAATTCGGTCGGTAAGATAGATGATTGGCAATCTTTAAAAAGCATTCACCTATATAGTTCGTAACATCTGGTTTTGTTTTGTTATTTTCTTTAGCATTATTAACTTTTTCTTTATGGATAACCATTGCTTCCAAAAACTTCTTGTTGTCCACATAGTGCTGTGTTACTTTCTTTTTCATAATAATTCTTTCATTATGTTTCTATTATACTAAATTTCCTTCTTGCTGTCAAGAAATAAATTAAATTCTTTGGAAGTAATATATTCCAAATTTTCACAATTTTTCCATTCTTCAACTTCACAATCTATTGGACTTGAACCAATAGGATTCATATTTACTTTCCAAAACTTGATGTTTGGAAACTTTTTAAATGTATTCTTATGTTGTTTGATCCAATTATAGGTTTCATCTGGATTATCAGGTCTAGCAAAATTAGCATTTTCTGTTGCATAACCATCCGTGCCTGCATAGATATTATTTATCTTATTATCTAATGAGTATAAATCGTGTCCTATAATAAAAATTTCTGTTGCTCCTAATTCACAAGCAAGATATATTGCCCTAGCGCCAGTTGCATAAGCAAAATTATCTATATCTGGTTCAATATTAACTACTTTATCTTCTTTTGCAACACCTGTAATATAAGTTATGCCTAAATTATGACCTTTCATAAGTGTGAATACTCCATCCGCACCGTGATAAACAACAGTTTGATCCCAAACAACTTCTTCACTATCATTCCAAACAATATCAGTTTTATCTGCCATTGTTCTTAACATTTCTTCTCCAACAAATCTCGGAACTGGTGTCCAGTATCCTAAATAAGAAACATTTTTAGAACAATATCCACTACGGTAAATTTCGTGACTCATTCTTGAATCTAATGCTACTAAAATGTCTGGTGTAAAATCTCTATAGATTGCGTTGGACCCAATCACAGTTCCATACTTTTTTAATTTATTAAGGTCAAATTCTTTTCGTGAATTACCATTACCTAAACAAAACATAATACTCATTAAAAAATCCTATAATATAAACAATTTGCTTGACAAATAATCCTATGGTGATATAATAGACCTGTAGGGTTTTGCAGATGGAATAAAACCTAATGTAAGGTCCTAGGAGTAGGTTTATTCAAAAAATCTAATTCTTCATCGCTCAATTCATCCATCATTCTTCGTCTTTCTTCTTCCGTAATTTGGTCTTGTTCCATTTGTTCAGCAAGTCTTAATATTTTATCCATTTCTTGTGGGCTTAAAGGGGGTTTTATCGGTTTACCTTCAAGTCGTTTTTTAATTGCTTCATAATAATGAGATAAATCCTTATTAATACTTGCTATTGTTATAACTCTTTCTTTTGGAATGGAGAAAACCTTATCAGTTGAAAACGGAAGCCACGGCGACAAAGAAGAATCATCTCTCATTCCAAAATTAGATGGTCTTGCCACAGTTTTTAATTGTAATGGTTCCACAATTCGCAGAAACTTATCATTATCGCTTACCGATATCTGTCCCACTAATTCGGTACCATCAATCAACTTAATTAATTTATATTCCGTTTGCTGTTTTTGTTCCATACTACTATTTATCTAATCTTTCAACTGAACATTGTGAATTTCATAATCAAATTCCTCTTCGGTATAAATGCTTATTCGTTCCTGAAAATGTTTTAAGGTAAAGTTTTCCCTACTATGGTAAGTCATATCATCTGCTATATCATATAAAGTAGCAGAAGTTTTATTATCTCCCAATCGGAGACCTCTACCTATACTTTGTAAATTTCTAATTCTGGACTTACTTGGACTAGCAAAAATAATATTATGTAAATTGCGAATATTAATACCAGTACTAAATGTGCCATATGATGCTACAATAATTGCATTGGATTCCTTTTCTGTAATCGCTCTGATTTTTTCTCTTTCATCTGCTTCAACTCCTCCGTAAATAAAAAATACCTTTCTATTACTATCCGCTTTCTCTTTTATCATTTCGTGTAGGTTCTTGCCGTGTTTCTCTACTAATTGAAATAAACATAGGCTATTCCCCTCTAAATTCAACGCTAGGCGTCTTATAAAGTTATTTCGTGAACTACTACTCACTAAATAATCTATCTCCTCCTGATACTTTGCATTCCGAAATGCATGGCAATTTATATCTGTATGCTTTAAAATCAAGCATCGGACAGTTAAATTAGACAACTGTTTCTTGTCTATCAGTTTCTTTGTTGATGTAACTTTATTAACAGCACCAAACAAACCTTCTAATACTAACCTGTGGGTTTGAGCACCATCCAAAGTTCCTGTTAATCCAATCCTATATTTACAGGCTGTTAATTTCGTCATTATTGCTGTCAATGATTTTGATTTAAATAAGTGTGCTTCATCTCCAAAGACAATACCAAACTGCTGAAAGTAATCTGTTTTTAATCGGTACAAACTTTGCCAAGTAGATATGAGAACTTTCTTATTTGTTATATTGGAATATCCACTATACAATCTATGGCAATTCTTATCTACATTCCATCCATATGATTTGAAATCAGTATACATTTGTTCGACCAATGATGTAGTCGGAACAATTAACAAACACCGATTGTTTGGTTTATCTTTTAGTAAATGTGTGTAGTATCGAATAAGAGTATAGATGATAAATGATTTACCACTTGCTGTAGGACTTAATAGTAATGCTCGATTATATTTTAAACTGTGATAGATAGCGTCCACTTGATAATCTCTTGCTTCAAACTTTTGACCTAAACTATTACAAAATTTAATTACTGTTTCTTTATCTACCTTATTATCTATATCAACATTCTTGCCACAAACAATATAATAACCTCGCTCTTCAGCAAACGCTTTAATATATGGATAAAGTCCAAAATATATCTCTTTGTACTTTTGAGAGAATAATCGTATCTTTCCATCCCAAATCCGGTTCCGAAAGCTGGGCATATACTTGTATCCTGGAACATAAAAAGTGAAGAAAACAGATATTTCTTGTAGAATACTTGGTTCAGCATCAAGTGTAAGATACACCTCGTCCTTTTTCTCTATAATTAGAGTTTCAGAATTATTTTGATTCATATAATTATATTGCTCCGCTTGTAAACTTCTTCCACTCTATCATATTCTTAATTAAGAATGTTCGATTGTTTAAACCTCTTAATATCTGTTCTAAATATTTAACAACAGTATTTAAATATGCTACTTTTTGATCCGCCTTTTGTATATCTTCATCTGAATCTATATAAATGTGTACATCAGATTTAAGGACTTTCAAATCAAATGGCTTTTCTCTATAGACAGATTCATCGGCTTTACCAGTATAATATTCCCACTTCTCCCGAGTTAATCCATTATAGTCTTGTTGCGCTTTCTTCAGCAATAGGGTAAACTTATTAAAATGTTGGAGGTATTTGTTGTGCAATAAAGGTATTCTTGCTGATTCAGAATCAAGTTCCGTATCATCAAGTTTCAAATCTTTATCCACTAATTGTTGTAATTCTTCTAATGTCATAATATACCATTATATCAAAAAACAGTAAGAAAGTCAAGAAAATTAAACCGTGCTAATCTGAACTATACTATAAAGTGTATAAGCAAAACCAGCATCAACAGCTAAATAATCTACATCACTTGCTTTTACATCATATGATAACGCACCAAGTGTGGTTGGGTATATATCCCTAAACCGTATTTCTGTTTTTGCAATATTCTTACTATTTAAAACAGTTAAAGTTGCATCCGAATATGTTGCACCAGCATCAAGTGGTGCAGTTATATATTTTGAACCAGAATCCTTACTAGGAGTTGCTGTTCCTACCTTTGATGTAGGAAATCTGTCGTGTCCTGTTGCTAATAAATCTGTAAACTGCTGATGTTTTTCAGGAAATCCTAAACCAGTCATCCAATCGTGCAATTCTTTATAGTTATTTAAATTCTCATCCACAAGAAACGAAATATTTAAACCCTGATATGTAATCTTATCACCAGGTATAGGAATATCTACA